CTTCTCAGCCATCATCGCTGTTTTACGTTCGTTAAACATACGAGCAGCCTCGGACTGGTTCTCCCTGTATCCCTTCATAATCTCTTCGAGTTTATCGTTGGTATAGTGAACATCTTCAATCTTATCGGAATCGGGGGGGATCAAAAGCCACTTATACATGTCAACCACGTAAATATCGAAAGTGGCATCTTCCTTCTGTAGACGTGCAGCGTGCTTAGCGGCTTCATCACGTGTGGCAAATGCACCACGGATCTTAATACCAAACTTCTCATTCTTCTGGGGGCACTCAGGACCGACAATGGATAGACAAGCAAAGATCTGACCGGGTACAGTGGTGTAATCTTGTTCGAGAGACATTATATTTATGTGTTGGCTTAAAACTTTAAGCTACTATCTATGTAAATGCATGAATACTGGGATAAACAACCTGTGCCTCGTGAAGGGACTACACCCGGTGAAATTGAGAAAACACGAGATGTTTCAAAAAAGACTACAAAACTTCCAGATGGTTTCGTGTGGTCCTCATGTAGTCTGAAAGAAGCGTGTGAGTTTTTAAATTCCCATTATGTATCAGATGGAGTATTCAGACTGTGTCATACCACGGAGGCTTTAAAATGGTCAATGGATGAGAGTGCTGTTATTCGTAAAAAGGATACAAACCAAATCATTGGGTACATAACAAGTTCAAATATTGACACTAATGTTGATGCGAATGTACTGAAAATGGTTCACATCAGTTTCTTATGTGTCCATGGTGAATATAGAAATTTTAGACTCGCACCAATTCTTATATCTGAAATCAAACGACGCGCAAACAAAAAGGATGTATGGCAGGCTATATACACTGTCCACACGAAACTACCAACTCCAATTACGAAGTCCTATATGTGGCATCGCCATTTAAACACGGAAGCTCTCATCAAGAATAAATTCTGTCAAGTGGACCGTACCCGTAAAAACTTCTACCAGATCCGTGGTTCATGTAAGAATGTTTGGCGAAGAATGACGTCTGACGATATTCCCCGAGTGACTAAAATTTTACAGGATTACAACAAGAAGTTCAGAATTGCCCCAGTTATAAACGAAGAATACGTAAAACGACGGGTGTTGCCAATTTACTCATTCGTGAATGACGAAAATGACGATTTTATATCATTCTATGCAGCTCCATATGAACGTATCGATGGTTTGGGTACAGTTAAACAAGTGTATAGGTATTACGTAGTGGGAGATGTATACGACGATGCATTCATCATAGCTAAGAATTTTGGGTACCATATCTTCAATAGTCCTGAAGTGGGTTTGACTGTAGAAAGTTTAGAAAAATTGAAATTTATGAAGGGTAATTACGTATATTATTATATGTTCAATTGGAACCTAAGTGAAATGATTGAACCTAAAGAAATAAACCTTATTATTCCATAAGATGAAATGGAAGTAATTCGTAAAAATCACAATGATGCCAAGAGAAATCTTATCCAGTCTGTTTCAAACGAAGGTGAACACATTCTTGATGTAGGGTGTGGTTTCGGTGGAGACCTTCAGAAATGGCACAAGTGTGGGGTGAACATTAACATGTGTGATCCAGAGCCATCCGCTCTCCAAGAGGCTCGTTCACGTGCAAAAAATATGCATATGCGTGTAAACTTTTATGAGGGTGATATTCATAACTGTCCAAACAGAGCGTTTAATATCGTGTGTTTTAACTTTTCACTGCATTATATTTTTGCCAGTAAAGGTTTATTTTTCAGTTCTATTCGTGAAATAAAAAAGAGGGTAAAACCTGGTGGACTTCTTATAGGTATCATTCCAGATTCAGAAAAAATTATTTTTAAAACACCACTCATTGATGAAACTGGTAATTTTTTCAAACTAAAAGACCATGGAAATGGTGGATTTGGTGAAAAATTATTTGTAAACCTGGTCGACACACCTTATTATGCGGATGGACCAAAATCAGAGCCAGTGGCTTTTAAAGACCTTTTGGTCACACATCTAGAAGAGTTGGGGTTTAGCTTAAAACTTTGGGAAGGACTAACAGGGAATCCCATCTCAGAGTTATATAGTAAATTTATCTTTGTATATAAGAGATGATAGCTTTGATTATATTATTGTTACTCAATTTAGTTATTCTTTACACGACTAGAGAACCCCAGGAGCTTGTCGAAGTAAAGGAGAAATATCGTATTCTTAGAGAACACATTCGGGACACAGGAAATGAAAAGTTTAAAATGCTTGTTCATGGTTCACCTATAGTCGGTTTGAAGAAAATGAAGGGTTCTGTCGGGTCTAATACAAATAAAGGAGGTGTAATAGTTTTATGCTTGGATGGAGAAGCAAATGAGATTTTTCATGTGCTTTTACACGAGTTGGCTCACTCAACAGTTGAGGAATATTCTCATTCACCAGAGTTCTGGAAAAATTACGTTGAACTTCGAAATATGTCCGTACATTTAGGTATTTACCAGCAGATACCACAGAGAACAGAATTTTGTGGTCAGCATATTCAGGATAAATAATCTCACTCTAGTTTAAATGAAGACACCAGTGAACATTTTACTCACGGCTATCATGTATTGGTTAGTATTATATGGTACTACCCTAGTACCACTCATATCTAAGAACTATTACTTCAATCTTATCTGGATGACGGTCATGTTACCAAATATCATGCGTTTTGCAATTGGTAATATCCCCAGACTTGCTGTAGACAGAATCTTCTTCTTGTCGTCTACATTCATTGCGTTAATTGTTACTTTCTTTATCAATCAAATTTCTAAAGAGACGAAAGATGCTATTACTAACCATACAGCTGGCACTAACGAGAAGCTTAAATTGAGCGCCTTGTTAGCGGGGACATTCACTATTGGTGTACTCGCAACGTATTATTCGGGTATTGATAACTCGATTTATAGTAATATGGGTTGGGAACGACCTGTCTAGGGCTTAATGACATAGTCCTTTACAATGTAAAAAGCTACACCAGCTACGACACCTGTCGCGGCAAGGCCAACCATACTCCTACCCCCTTGTTCGTTAAGGAACTTGGGGATAGAAGTCGCCAACTTGTCCTGAGTAGTCTTGCTCACGGCAAGAGCGGTACAGGCAGCAACTAGGGCAGCAGCCATCTGCTCGTCGGTGAGGTTTAGGGGATTCTTGCTTTCTGGCTTCTCAGCCTGGCCGTTAGCCACGTGCATTCCCTGAGGTTGGGGAGCGGTCATCTGGGGCATCATACCCTGCATGCGGGGCTCCTCGGTCATCTGGGGTGGGTCCATCATAATATCGTTAATTGGTGTAGAATCCATCGTCTCTTTACTTTGACTCACATTTTTTTCGGGTTGATTGTACGCTTGATTAGGGACAAAGGCTGTAGAAGGTTTATCTGTTAAAGGTACCATTCCTTCCCCGTCGTCTGCCAAATTCATGGTAGTCATTCGATCTGAAGCCATTTAATATACCCATAGTTTTTTGAACAATTATCGAGACGCACCTACTTAGTCTTTGTGATCTTGAGGCTTGTTTTCTTAGTCGCCTTCTTAGCATCATCCTCCTTCTGCTGCTGATGTTTGGGATTGTACATCTTCTGATGTAATCTCCATAAATCTGGACCACCAACCCTGAAACCCTTCCTAACTGTTGCTTTGTACCAAAATACACAATCCTGAATCCTGTTAGATTTTACCGTATTATCTAACACGAGACATTCATAATTCTCTGTACAGGCATCCATCACCTTACAGAACATATCAAATGAGGGGAATATACCAAAAAAGGATTTGTAAAGTTTCTCTCTATTCTGAATGATGTTCTCCCTGAGGATAAACACGTAATCCACATTGGCTCGTAGTGCTGGTGGTAAGTCCATCACGTATTGCATTGTCAACATAAAGAAGATCTTCCAATGACGACCATTCATAAAACACTGTCGAATACACGTGTCTTTTAGAAACTTTGAGTCATACATACAGTCATCCAGAAGCATGAAGGCTCCACAGTTTTTCTTACCCCCACCCACTAACTTTCTCTGTCGAGCCATAACCCTTTCTATAGCATCTCTGTCATAGTCGCCATAAATGAATAAATCTGGGATAAACTCAGAGTAAAAATGATTACCCTCTTCTGTTCCTGAGAGTACAATACCCGCTGGGAGGTGTTTCTTATGATACATGATATCTTTCACCAGTGTTGATTTACCAGTGTTACGCTTACCTATGAAAACACACACCCTGTCATCTGTGATCGTCTCGGGTTTGAATTTCCTCAATTGAAGATTCATTCTATTGTACTGTCTCGTTTTATTTAACAAAATTTTACTCATATACAGTAGGAATGGCTGGTCGTCTGAGACTTGCTGCCACTGGGGTCCAAGATGAATGGCTCACAGGTGAACCACAGTTTTCATACTTTTTAACAAACTTCAAAAGACATTCAAAATTTGCTTTTGATTATATTGAGAGTCAATTCGATGGAGATATAGATTTCGATAAAACCATTACATGTAGAGTACCTGGTGATAAAGGTGATTTGGTTAAGAACCTCACGTTGAAAATAACTCTTAAAGACCCTACACCTGACACTGGTGGTGCAAACAATAATATATGGTGTCCGTCTGTTATAACTCATCTAATCGAGCATGCAGACATTCTTATAGGGGGACAACCTATTGAACGACTCACAGGGGAGTACATTTACATGCATCAACAACTGTACAATACAAGTGATGATATAGATCAAACACTATACTTTTTAAATGGACATGGTAATATTTTGAGTTATGCTTCTGGTACAAATTATACATATTTCTTGGAATTACCATTCTATTTTTATAGAAATCCATCCCTAGCTATACCAACGTGTGCCCTAACTAAACAAGTTGTAGAAGTTAGAATTAAACTCAGACCTTTAAAAGAACTCATATTTGGTGGATCTTTCGCGGGTGATGTTGCAGAGATTCCCAAATTCTCGATGGATACAGAGTTTGTCTATGTATCCCCAGATGAAAGTAATTTCTTAAAGTCGAGACCGTTAGATTATCTCATTACACAGGTACAAATGTCTAAATTCAAGATGAAAGCTGGTGATAATACAAAATCAGTTATGCTCAACTTCAAACATCCAGTCAAAGAACTTTTCTTCGTATCACAATCCGATAGAGCTTTTGCAAACAATTATCCAACTGAATTCAATACGATAATAAATACCGAACTCCGTTTCAATAATGAAGTGGTGTTCAATAGAGATGGAAAGTTTCTTGGATACGAACAATCCCTAAACCACCATGTAAATTCACCCAATTCTAGTGCAATTACACCTGGTGCCCCATTTGGGGTTGCTGGTAGATTTGGACCAGGTAAATTTGGTATGTACTCATTCTCGCTTAAACCCGAGGTCTATTATCCAACTGGACAGGTTAATATGAGTCGTATATCACACAAACTATTTAAGATAACAATTGAGGGTCTACGTGATGCGAACAATAATGTCAAATATGCAGATAGTGATAGTGAGACACGTGTGTATGCTGTCAATTATAACGTGTTGAGAATTAACAGTGGATTAGCTGGTTTAAAATTTTAGATTGATATAGTAGTAATGGCTGGTGAACTTCAGTTGATGTCTTCAGGGCCTCAAGAGAAGTTCTTTACGTTAGACCCAGACTATAGTCATTTTTTGGAAAGTTTTAAAAAACACACAAACTTTTCAAATGAATATGTGGATCTAGACCCAGAGAATGAAGCTGACTTTGGTAGTATTGTTAAGTTTAAAATCCCCCAAAATCAAGGTGATTTACTGAAAACTCTGAGTTTAAAGGTCACTTTACCTAGTATCACCACATCAGGGGTTTGTTATCAAGAATCGGCTGGACATGCCCTCATAGAACATGTAGATCTAATCATTGGTGGTAAGGTTATTCAGCGCCTAACAAGTGATTGGCTCCAAATATATTCGGAGCATTTTGTTACCCAAACAAAACAAATAGCACTTGAAGAATTGATTGGTAAGTTTCCAGAGAGAACAGCGCATCGACGTGTTTCAAACCGTTTGATTGTTGCCAGAAATGCTTTGGGAAATACACAAGATATCAGTTTTTTTGTAGACTTACCATTTTACTTCTACAATCACCCAGAACTTGCCATACCTCTATGTGCTATAAACCGTCAGGAAGTTGAAGTTGAATTCAAATTACGGACTGCACAGGAGATTGTTATTCAAACTAATGGAAATAAAGCTGATATTTCACAAGAGACACCAAAAATTAAGGATTTCCAACTCTGTGCAGAAGTTGTACATGTAGATTGTGAAGAAAGAATTAAAATGCAAAAATCAAGGCGAGATTACCTAATCACACAAATTCAACAGAATGTTTTTGATATCGCTTCGGGTGTAAATACAGGGCAGTTTAAACTAGATTTTGTAAATCCAGTGAAAGAACTATACTTTGTTATTCAGCGTCAGGGTAGTGTAGGAACAAATGAATTTGAGTTTGTTACACCATTTGATTATGATGGTATACTCGAAGAAACTGGGAATAAGTATATACTTTGGGAAAATCTGGACCATCTTACACTTACTCTCGATGGTCAAGAAATCATTACCAAGGACACTGGGACTATGACTTTTCTTAAGGCTGTTCAGGCCGCTATACATCACTCGAAAACCCAACTCATTAGACGTTTCTATTCATACAGTTTCGCTTTACAACCAGAAGAATGGTATCCAACTGGACAGAATAATTTCAGTCTCGTGAAAGAACAAATTCTAAACCTAAGTCTAAACCCATGTACAGGTTATTCAAGACAGGTTCGAGTATACGCCGTAAACTATAACATCCTCCGTGTGGGTGAGGGAACTGCGAAAACTATTTTTGATCTCAAATACTAAAGATGAATATGCAAAGTGGCTTCGGTGATGCTGGTGACAGAATGGCAGAGCAATACATGGAAACTATGACCAATATCCTACTACCCGTTCTAGAACAGGCCGTAGTACTCGCAGCTGAATATTCCAAAGCCTGTGGGAGAGATACACTTCTCCCAGAAGATATGGAATATACAATGAAATACTGTGCTATGCACACAGTTGGTCAGACGACAGGTTCTATGTTCCCTGAAATCTATCAGGGTGATGAAGAAGAGGAATCTGACGAAGAAATGGAAGTTGTTTCTGAAGATGAATGTCCATCATTTGAGAGATACTCAGGAAACGACGCGACATTTATCCAAATAAACGACGCCTATGATCGTTGGAACAGTTGGGAACCCCAGAATCCGACAGAACATATGTTAAAAAATGCTATTAATAGTAATGAGCATCTCAGAACCTGAAGGATGGAATTTTTCTGATAAGACTAAGTTACACACTTCAAACTTAGATTCAAGCTCTAG